GAGACAGCTTCAGTTACGTTTGTTTCTTCTTTCATTTTTCTGCGTTGGATACGGTCGAAGAGAGAGCGGGCACCTTTGGTGCGCCCATCAACTTTATCTTGATTACCTTTCTTATACTTACGATGCTGTCTAGGATTCACCATAACAAATGCTGGTGGCAACTGTAGACCAGAACCATCCCCAGCACTATTGATCATTTCATTCAAATTAGATTCAGACTCTTTAGACATTCTTCGTCAGCATCAGTAAAGGTAGGTGGTAATCTATTTAGAAACAACATGAAAGCAGTTATTTGCCTCCAGTATGTTGCTTCCGTCTTATAAAAAAGCAGTGGAGTCGCTGCTTCACCAAAGACATTATACAATACAATCACATGATTTAGAATCAAATGTGTTTTCAATTCACCCGTCGTCTCGTAACGTTTTAGCAGTCGTTTGATATACTTGAATCTCTTCAAGTCTTCTTCAAAGTCAGCATAAGTTACGGACGACGGGTTATTGTAATTTTGAATAGCGAAGAAGAGCCAGTTATCTGGCGTCAATTCATTGAAATTCATTTAGATCATGAGGTTGTTACAACAGCGGTAGCAGAGATGACTTCTTTAGCACCATTGCTGCTGTTGAGTTTGACGCGATAAGAACCAGCGTCAGTTGCTGCATAAGTAGCAACAGTAAATGTTGCTGCTGTAGCACCAGAAACATTTGCCCATCTGTTACCAGACTTCTTCTGCCACTGATAGGTAAGGACGCCAGCGCCACCAGTAGAAGCAGCTGCTGCAACGGTAAGATCAAGTTGAGCACCAACTGCAACAGCAGTATCTGCTGGTTGTGTGCTGATTGTGATCGTGATTGCTGCGTCTGCTGCCTGTGCGTCGTCTGCCTGAGTTTCATTAGCATTAGTGTCACCACCAGCAATGAAAACTAGTTGCTCTGCCTTGTGGCGAGTAGCACCTGAGCTATCAGTATAGCTGAAATATGACCACCAACCAGGAGCGTTTAGACCACGCTCCTTGTTTGCTTCTAGTGCTGCCTCTGTTTCATCAATATACAGGACAGTTTTTGCTTGTGCTGACGCTGCAATGCCCACACCAGCTTTGGTTTTGTTTGCATTGCTGTCAGTTCTTCCGTAAAGGGACATTGACGTGTGCTCCGATAATTATTATACCTAAGTTTTATTTATATCTCAGGCTTCTTCTCGCTTCTGGATTGCTTGTTCAACAACCGCGAGGAGTTTGTCATCCATATCGGTCTTGGTTAGAGTTACTGCCTTTCTAAGGATTACGAGGCAAAGCTCTACCAACTTTTCGCCAAGTTCCTCGTTATCAGGAATATTGGCAACAGCGTCTTTTACAATCTTGGATGCGAGGGGAAGTAGAAATCCTAACATGATCTTACAGCATAGTGCAAGAACTATTTATTTCTCCCACTCGTCCAAGATATCTGTCAACTTTGCAAGAAACTGTTTGAAGGTTAGTAACGTGCCAGATCTATGATCACGACGTGCTTTTGCTACACCACCTTCAAATGATTCTTTCTTGTTCTTATGTTTCCAAGCGGTAGCATAAGCGATGGACTTTTCATCATCGGACAGTTTGCCATCTTTAGCATATCCTTTCTTGATATGCTTGACCATCCTCTCATACTTTTTTCCAGGAGGTGCTACCTCCTTTACTAGATCAGGGTGTGGTGCATATAGAGGACCCTGGTAATTACCAGCGAATACAGATTCGTTGGTGGTCTTAGTTACCATACCTTTCTGTCCATCATTGACAGTAGGCATGACTTCTACATTACCAGTTTTCTTTTTGGACTTAGACTTTTTCTCCTTATCCTTACATCCACACTCCTCTTGGAATTCTTTGAATGTTTTCATTTCTTTTTCTTCATTGCAATGATCTTGCCAACCTTCTTGCGACGTGCAAGGAGATACTTGTCAGACTTATCGTGGTCACCGTCGTTGTCGATGTCCTTATCTTCTCCACCAACGGGGTCGAGTTTCTTTTCTGCTAGTGCTTCACCCTCATGGGTTACTTCATCACCTGCCTTGACACAGTTGTCAACAGTCTTACCACCCTTCTTTTTAGTACCAGCAAGTTTGTATCCTTTCCAGCAAGCCTTACCGTCTAGACCTTTTGCTTTCTCGATGACATAGGTCTCACCATCAATCTCATACTCTTCACGCTCAAGAACTTCAGTCTCCTCTTTAGTGGCAAGTTGTGCCTTGGGACCTTCTTTCTTAGCGCCTTTCTTACGCTTAGTAGTGTCTTCGATTTCAGCACCATTAGACTGTGGCATCATGCCATCAAAAGGTGCTTCGGAAAGATTGAGTTCCACAGGTTCAGAATTCTGGAAGGTATCTCCTCCCATCCATCTACCATAAGCTTCCATCAATCCTGACGAAAAATCGTCATTGCTATTGACTGTATTAACTGGCTTCTGATATTTCATCGTTTAGTAAGGAGGTTCTTCTCGTATTATTTATAGATCTAATGTTCTTGATCCACTCGCGAAACATCTGACCTTCCTCAGAAATAACGATGGCATAGTTACCACCGACTCTGTGGATGTGTCCCTTTTCACCTGTACGTGAGGACATAACTGCATCACCTTCACGAAAGACCAGTTGCTGTCTTTGTTGTTGGCGTAGTGCTTCTTCTCTAAGTTTCTTGAAATCTTTCATTTGAAATTTTTAGGCAAGGCAGCCGCGATCTCCATCATAAGGTCACGACAATCATTATCATTCAATGCTCTAGGGATACCAGAACGAAAAGTTTTGAAATCGTTAGCATGTGCTGCACGTCTCATCTTTGTTCCAGATATAGCAAAGGTGTCTCCGTCAGCATCTCTACTTCCAGAAGACTTGATCTCGATTTTTCTGAACGAAAAATCTTTTCCGTTGTATTTATGGAGGAACTGCATGGCAGAAACCCTGTCAGATCCTACTAAAAAAACAACCTCATCGTATCCTGCCATCATAAGATCTTGCAGAATAGCAACAGGTTGTTTAGGTCCTGAAAATATTTTACCACGATGTTCAGGAAACATCTTATTCATATAGAATAACTTTCTATCAGGGGGGAGAGGATTGCTACCTTTCGTATCTACTGTCTGAGAAATGTAGATACGATAGTCATGTTTACCCGCAGCACGTTTTACGCCATCAAAGTTATCTTTGTGACCCGTGGTTGGTGGTTGGAATCTACCAAATGTAAAATAGCAAACCTTTCCGTCTAGCGCCATTGCTTCTGCAGAGTAAAGTTATTGTATGCAAACTCCAGGCGATTGACAAACTTGATCATGCTGCCATCTTTATGAAGAACATATCCTTCTGGAGTTGTGACCTTATATCCTTTCTCCGTCTGGACAAAAGTCCTGAACTCTTCCAGGTGGTCTAGTTTATCTATAACCATTTGCTTGACAATCTGAAGCTCTTTATACAGAGCAATCATTGCCTTGAACTTGTATACATTATCGACAAGATAATTTTCACTAGCATATACAAGATTACGTTTCTTAGTTAGGTTTGCTGCTGTCTTGATCTTAGCAAGTTCCTTACTAGTCTTGGCATGATAGAAGTTTGCTAGGTCATACAATGTTTCGTCAATATTACCTACGCTACGAGCATTTTTGATTTGATCGTTGAAGAATGGTTTCAAGAAAGTAGAGATGTGAAACTTTGCATCGCCAGTCTTTCCTTGAGCATCAACCAGTTCATCTAAGAAGTCACCACAGACTTGACACATACGTTCAATCTTACGAATCGATGCATCAAACTTACTCATCTCTGCTCCAGAAAATCCAACACGTTCCATGGGAGTGTCGTTCTGTACTACTAAGGCATCAACAGATCCTTTTACCCTAGCACCAGCACGAGCTTGCATTTCTGCCAAGACATCACCAGTGTAATGCGTATGGAAAACTACTCCGATCTTTGCTCTGATAGCTTTTTTACCAATATCGTGGTCAACAGGGATGCCATAAGTAATAGTGTTTGGTCGAAATGTGAGGAGTTGTTCTCCATTGATAGTCTCCCGTTTTAGATCAGATGTAAAAAGAAGATCGCCTTGGATAACTCCATCAATATTCAATTGACTAAAGTAGCGATAAGAAAATTTTAGTTTTTCTGCCAGATCACCGCTGTAGTATTCGTCAACATCCTCTTCAGAATAACAAATCTTTGGTTCAGTTTTATTGAAGACAGACTTAGTTCCAACAAAGAAGAAACCTAGTTCGGGATCTGTACCACAGATTACGGAAGGAGCACCATCCCACTTTGTTTGCATGAATCCACTGCTCTCTTGGTGTCCAAGCATTTTCTTCAGTTCTTCCAAGAAAGAAACTGCTGCCATACACCCAGCAATGCCGTAGTTCAGCATCTCATCTTCCAGGTGTTCTAGGTGTTTGAGTTGTTTGATATTTGACATCAGATCCACTCCGCAGTATTGACGAGAACCTCAGGGGCAATCATGCCACGGATCCTTGGATACTTC